TTAAATACCTTGTCTTCTTACATCTAATAAGACACTGAAGGAGTCGAAATGTTGTTGAAAGTGTTAAAAATAGTAAAAGAACAGTATCTACAATAGACGTTGTTATTTTAATACATGTTTATGTTTATATCAGGAGTAACTTTTATAAAGTGTAATAATCCTACAAAAGTTACTTAAGTTGTTCCTTTTCAATGTATGGACCTGAAGTAAAGGCTGTGAGTTTTGCAGCAATCTCCATAGCCTTCATTGGTTTAGCACCAGCATGCAGAGCACCTAAAGCATATGAAGCCCCAGAACCAACTGCATAGGTTCCATCCATACTTCTCATAACAGCCAAATCTTGATCAATATCAAACAACTCTCCACCAACAGCCATTAAGAATTGAAATCGTAATCCTTCTTTAGATTTATCGTGGTCCTCATTAAAATCATATCCATTTTCAGTTAAACATTTTCTAAGGGAAGGCATAGCCTTTGCAATCATAAAGTGATAGACATCTTTAGAATCTTTGGCAGTTAATTTTGGTGGATTCCAAATGTGTTGAGCAATATCGCAAGGAGAGACCTCTCCAGAACCAGCAATTATAAAATCGCCACGTTCGGTAACTTTTGCCATTTGTGGATGTCGATAGATGCGACCACTCTCATCCGTTACTTGATTATCTGCAAGTAAGATGCAGCGATCTTCGTACTGTACTCCGATGATGGTTGTCATGGGCACCCCTTCAGTAGAAAGCCCCCCAAGAATACCAGATGGTTCTTAGGGGGCCATGGGGGTAAAATGTCCGATTTATAGTAATTTGACCAGTTCTGCCCAAGTCTTGGGGCCAACAATTCCATTCGAGTCCAAATTGTCGTGATTGTTTTGAAATGCAATTACAGCCTTCTTTGTGGCTGGGCCGTAGTCTCCGTCAGCCATTAGACCAAGAGCACGTTGAACAACCTTGACGTTGTTCCCTTTACTTCCAGGTTTAATAGTTCCTGGGAAGGTTGGTGTCTCTGAAACAGGAACGCTTGCTTCAACTTCGTTACCAACGTAGTTAGGGCGACCAAATCCAACAATAGATACCATGACCTTCTTTTTATTAGATATGTAGCCACGAACCTTTTTACAAACTTCGCCACCATTTCGTTGATCACCTTTTGCAGTTCCTGCAGTATTACCCTCAATGCAGGTAACTGTTCCATCTCCATTGTTAGATACAACAATACCTACGTGAGAAATCCTATCTACACCATCTCCTGGAAAATCAAAATAGGCTATGTCTCCTGGTTTTGGAGAGGCATCTTTTGCATCTACCCAGGTGCCCATCTTTCTAAACGCAGTTGCGCCAGCCACAGTTGAAACGGTATTAGGAACCTTTACACCTGCCTGATTTGCACACCACATAACAAATGAGCCACACCAAGGTAGAAAGTCTGCCTTAGTAAATTTGCCATACTTAGTCTCATTATCTTTTGGACCTTCAATTGTGCCAACTTCTTTTTCAGCAACCTCAATAATGGCTGCTGCTGTTCCTTTGTCTGCCATATGGCTCCTTTCGTAAAAGGCTATTGTCTCAGTGTGATAGGTTTGGCACATGGCAAAAATCGTAGAACTAACAAAAGATGAGATTCGAGTCTGTGCCCAGTTGGGCATGGAACGCTGGTTAATGCAGTGGGGCAGTGAAGATCGCCCTAACTATGCTGAAGGCAAACGCCAAGGTTGGCTAGAGTATGAGTTAAACGCAAACATCAGATCAAATGTTGCAGAGTATGCGGTTGCTAAACTTTACAAAATGCCATGGACAGTTCCTTGGTATACAAATGAAGAGCATAAGAATCGTATAGATCACCCAGATGTTGGACAAAATATTGAGGTTCGTTGTGTTAGAACAAAGGATGCTATCCCTGTATGGAGCAAGGATGTAAATAAGAACGCCATAATTGTTGGCACTAGAATTTACGACCTAGAGTACTTTTCTTCAGTAGAGATATATGGCTGGCTACCAGTATCAGAGTGTCAGAGAGATGAGTGGTGGTCGCAAGAAAAATCAGGAACTTGTTGGAGAGTTCCAGTAGATCAGTTTAGGGACGGAATACCTACACTTATTGAAACTGCTTAAAGTGTCCAGGGTGAATATTAGTAGGAACATACTCTTTGCCCATACGATCTTCGTAACTTCCTTTATCAGTAAAGTTAGTAGTCATTGCTAAGTGATTACCTAAGAAGTTTTCTTTTCTTTCACCTAATCCTGGCTGACGATAAACTGTTACTGGCACATGGGAGACGCCCTCTGCCATTGCAGCCTCTAATCTATGGTGACCCTCACCAACAACGCCCCACTTATTAGCGTGATCATATGCAACCATGATTGGATTGTTAATTCCTTTGCCACTCTTAATGTCTCCTCTAATTCCAGCAATAACTTTAGAACTAGAAGGCTGAGCATCAGCACCAAGACGTCTATGTTCCATCAAAGGAATTAAGCGCTCAGTCCTAACCATGCCAGTAGCACTCTCTGACGGATCTCCTTCAAGATGACCTTTGCCACCTGCTTTTCTTACCTGAACATTCTCAGGAACAGGTACATGAAATTGTTTTTTAGACAAGTTATTATTGTTACTCATTTAGTATCCAATTGATTATTAGGTACTAATGAATGCATACCAGTTACTTTAAATCCTGTAGGAGATGCATAAATACCAAATCGTTTATCAGCACCTGGATTACGTACTACATCATTCTTTAATGGCGCTACCTTATACACAGTTCCAAATAACACTGGCTGATGTTTTTCTGCATTTAAACCTTCAGAGGCAGCGTAAGATGATGCAACTTCAGGATTTGTTGATGCCCATGCAAAATCATTATGTGGTTTTACGGTATCTCCAACTTTTAGAGAATGTTGTGAGCCATGAAAAAATTGTTGTTTAGATAAGTTATCTTGAGCAGCCATTATGCTTTCCACTTCCTTGGTGGATTGTATGTGCGTGTGCGATCTCGGTTATCACTTAACTTAGTGACAGCAGTTACGTGCACGGTGCTGCCCTTCTTAACAGGAACTTCATTCTCCCAATACTCGTCATATACTTGATTCTTCTGTAATACATCAGAGCGAGTCTCACGACTCTTCTTAGCCACTTGTCCTTCAATTACAACGCCAGGTCCTCGCCGAATAGGATTTCTTGCAAAGCCAACGGCTCTCTCTGGATCATCTGTCCAATGCATGCCGAGAGGTTTTTTTACATCGGTAGTAAAACTTAAACCACGATAGAGAGTATGAAACTGCTTAGGAGATAGATTACTCATCTTCTTCCTTTGGTTCAGATGTTCTGCGCTTCTTCACGTTATAACCTAATTTTGGTCCTTGCATTAGATCTTTAATTCCTTCGGCATTAGACATCTGTGTCTTATTTAAATTGTTGTTTACCCATGCAGAAATATAATCAGCACCGCCTTCTTCATTTACATCTTTAACTTTAAACCTTTCCTGGACGGACTTTTTTCCGTAAGAAGATCTAGAGTAACCACTCTTTGAAAAAGCCTTCTTCTTCATTTCTTATCCTTGGGAGTAAAGTGATCATGAGGTTCACCAATGCCAAATTGTTCTTGATCATGTAAGTGTTTGTGAAAATCAAGGCGAGTCTTATGTGAGCCATCTTCATTGGGTGTAGACATAAATGCATTAGACTCTTCAAAAGTCATGGCATGCTTATGATACTTAAGGGAGTGCCAGTCAACTTGCCACTTATCTGTTGGATGTGGGATCCACTTCTTATTACTCATATAGACATCCATCCCGCATACTTAGCATCAGGATTATCTATATGCCATTGCTTCATTAAGTTGTTTTGTTTATCCCAGTTAGTGTCGTGAGTGTTGAGGCCGCACTTGGGGCACAAACTTACGCCCATACTCTTATAGACATGCTCACACATAGTCGTCATGGGTTCACCTGTCTCTTTGCTATTAATTCATCAAAATCTTTAATCTTCGTGCCGCCACCATATGTCCAAGCATAACCTTCATTGATTAGTTTCTGATTAAGCGACACATCTGCACCGTCTAAGAATAGCCAACCTAGGATTCTTCCATACTTCTCTGATGAGTCTGGCTTCTCCGTCTTAATGACAATGTCTTTCGCCGCCGC